CCGGTTGGCCTCGTTCAGTTTCCCGTTGGAATCCGAAATCTGGCCGTTGAGCGTCCGGACCTGATTTTTGAGGTTGTTCAGAAGGTTGACGTCGTCCTTGAGCGCCTGGATCTCGCTGTTGTACTTTCCCTGCAATGTCGCAAGTTTCTGCTGGGTTTCGGCCAGCAGCGCCTTCAGACTGTCCACAGTCTCCGCCTGGGGGGCGGGCTTGCCTTTGTCCCGGTCTTCAGGTTTCGAGGGGTCGCCCTGTGCAGGTGTCTCCGGGGAGGCCTGTACTTTCTTCAGGAGCTCGTCCGCTCGATCGCCCTGAGCCTGAACTTGCGCTGGAATTGCCATGATTCACTCCTTTTCGGGGGCTGCCTGTGGCGTCTCCCCATTTTTATTTAGTCCCCGGCGGGCCGTGTGTGGTCTCCGCCGGGGTGCTATCCGTCAGTTACGCAAAGAGAACATGCGGGACACTGTCGTGGTCGCCCGCGTTGCTGCCGGTCTGCAGGTTGCCGGAAGCCAGCAGCAGGTTCATGTCGAAGCCGGCCGTGTAGGTCGCGCAGTCGATGTCGGTGATGGCGCGGTTGTTGATGACGTGGAAGATGTCGGCGTCGTCGTCGACCCACTGGCCCGTCGCCCGGATGATGTTGCCCGCGATGAGCGGCATCCACGAGGCCGTGGTGGTAGAGGCCGCAACGATGCCCTTGGCTGCGGTCCCGAGCATGCGGTTGTTCGTGATCCGGGTACCGCCCGCCTCGCCTGCGCCAAAGCTGATGTAGGACGTGACGAAGGTCCCCATGAAATCGCAATCGTCCACGAGCAGGAACGGGCACGCCGTCGAAAGGATCGCGCTCGTCATGGTGCCGAGGGTCCCGTCAAACGCGCACCCGTGGAATTGCGGGCCGGACGCCGCGTTGGTGAGGGTGATGATCGGGGAGGCGTGAGCCACGGCCTTGAAGTGGATGTTGAAGAACCGCGTCCCGTAGGACTCGCCGACCGGGAGGTGCCGTCCGGAGAGGCCCGCCCGGGTGTAGCCGTCGTAGGACCCCAGGCCGATGACGTCGCATTTCGTGGGAAACTTGACGAGGTTCTCGGAGAGGGCATCGCCGACGACGAAGATGCGGTTGCGCCGGGCCCACCAGCGGTTGCGCGAGGCCGCGATGCTCACATCGCTGGCCGCGATTGCCGTCGCCAGGGTGTTGAACGCCCTGCCCCAGCTCAGGCCGTCCGGCCCGTTGACCGTCTTGTTGCCGTCGACGTAGTAGTCGAGGCCGCCGGAGGGATTGCAGCCGGGGGTGATCTGGTTTCCGTACTTGTTGAAAATCTGCCCGACCGTCAGTTTCTCGCAGGAAAAATCCTCATACCTCATTGTGTTGCTCCTGAACCGCTAAATTTAGGGGAGAATGAGCGTGCGGCCTACTCCCACTACGGTTTGCGTTGATTTGCGCGTATCTTGTCGATCGTCCGGTCTGCCTCGTCGGCGATTCTGAAAAGCGCCTGGAGGACCTGGCAGGCCCCCTGCCGCTGCCGGAAGACGTCCGGGTCCATCTCGATTCGGTTGGCCTCGTCGAGGCGCCTGAGCTCGTCCCTGAGCCAATCCCGCATGCCCATGGTCTCCGGGAGCACGAAGAACCTCGAGACCGAGGCGAGCACCCGGAGTGTGACGGCGTTGTCGTGGGTCGGGACGTAGAGCATTAGTGGACCTCAGTATTCGATCAGGGCAGCCTTTATACTCCCGTGTTCTTCGTGTTCTTTCTTGGCCTTTCCGACGACTTCCCACGGAGCCGATTCCGCATGGCAGGCTTGAAAGCACAGCTTCCCGACGTGAAGCTCTGTGACCTGTTCATACCCTCCATAATGCCCAGCGACAAAAACGGGAAGATCATCGTGAAGTCCGTTCAGCTTCCTTTTCAGATCGCCAACCGTTAGCATCTGGCACCTCCTCACTTCGGCATCTTCATCTGGACTTTCTTCACCGGAAAGGGCTCGCCGGCCTTGCCGAGCTTCTTGATGAAAGCGCGTTCCTCGTAGTTCGGCTTGCCGGCAGTCAGGATAACCTCAAGGGACTTCTGGCTCGGCCGCCGCTTCTTCCCGTAGAGCTTCCGGGTCGCCTTCACCGTCAGTTTCTCGCTGATGTATTTCGTCGCCTTGATGGCCCCGCCGTAGATAATCGCCCTTACACACTGATCCGCGGCCTTGTCGATGATTCCGCGCTGTACTGCCATGACTGAACCTCCTAATTCCCCTTCGCAAACCCCGGTACGAGGAAGATTTTCTTCGTGTCCTCGAGGTTCGCGTTCGTGATGACGATGAACCCGATTTCCTCACGGCCGATCTTCTGCGCGATGGGGTCGAACTCCGTGCTGCGCTGCGTCAGGACGTCGGAGATGAACGTCACGAGCTCGTCTCGCTGATAGACGTAGAGCCCGCAGCGCCACATATCGTTGCCCCGGTACTTGTTGCGATGCTCGACCTTGACCTGCTTTTCCCTCATGGCCTTGTCGATCTTGGCCGCGTGCCGGATCCTCGCCTCGTAGGAATTGACGTTCGGGGGCGGCTGGGGGTGCGGCAGGCCGAGGCTCACCAGGGTCCGCCCGAGGCACAGCTTGATGAACGCCACGGCCTTCTTCATGTCCTTGCCGAAGTTGTACTTCTTGGCCTTCTTGATGGCCTCCTTCGTCATCTCGAGGTCGTTGGAAGCGATCTCGTCAATCGTGAGGTTATCGGCGTATGTTTTCTTATTCATGTCCATCGTTACAACCTCCTACTGGTTGAACTGCCTGACGTCTTTTCCGGCCATGGGCTGCCCGTCCGGCCCGAGCTCCTGCGGCTTCTCCGGATTCGGGGGGCCCCCGGCAGGACCTCCCGGTGCTGGCGCCTGAATGGCCGCTACGAGTTGCTCCGGCGCCACTCCGAGGGCCGCCGAGAGCTTCATCACGATCTGCTGAACCTGCTGCTGGACCTGATTGGCGATCATGTCCTCCCGGCGAGGAACGATCTTTTCCGGGTCCATCTTGAGAGACTTCGCGTTTTCCCGAAGCAGCTCCGAGCGGCCGTCGATGCCGATGATCTGCATGTCGATGGGGTTGGCCGTCGAATCCAGGAATTCCTTGCGGCGGATCTGAAGCTGTTCCTGCTGGATGAGGTATTCAGAGGCCCGGGCCTTCACCCGGCAATCGCCGCGGGCTTGCTCAGGGCTCGTCAGCATGATCGTAAGCCAGTGTTCCTCGACGGATGGGGAAATCACGCCACGGTCGATGTTGCCGGCCGCGTTGCGGAGGCCCTTTGCCGCCGCGTTCATCAGCATGGAGAGGCCGGAGGCCGTAGCCCCTGCCCCGCCGACCTTCTCGTTGCCGTAGATGTAGGCCGGAATCCCCGTAACCTCGGAGCCCTGCTGGAAGAAATAGTCGTAGATTTTCAGGAGTTGATCGACGATGAGCTGCGGCTGGAAGAAGTCCATGGGCTTCTGCGAGGCCGACTTGATCTTCTCCGACGAGAATTCCCAAATCTTCCAGGGGTAGATGTTCGTCCGGTCGCACTCGGCCGGGATGAGGTCGACGAGCTGCCAAACCTGGGGGCCCGATGCCACGGCCGCGTTGTTGCAGATCGCCCGGGCTGCGGAGTTGCAGATATTCTGCACGTCCCGCATGACCTCGGGGGGCCCCTTGCCCCACACCGAGCCGTTCTTGTGGCGGAAAGAGGCCGAGTAGATGTTGCGCCGACCGAGGGGGTGAGGGTTCAGGCGGGCCCCGAAGACGTAGGAGCCGACCAAGTGCGCGATAACGGGATATTCCCGGTAGGGATCCGGCACGTCCGCGGCGGTCATTCCCCATTCGCGCAGCATGAAACCCTGGACGGAGCCGAAGAATTTGATGCCGTCGATGTGCCCGTCGGGGTCCTGCATCTCGTTTGGCCGGTCGTGCAGGTCGGCGATCTCCGTGTCGTAGGCCACCCACTCCCGGTATCCGTTGGCATACTGCTTGAGGATCTGATCGATGGCGTCGCTGTCATATCCCTCGACGCCGCGCAGGGCCTCGAGGTCCCGGCGGGTGTAGCGCTTCCGGATGCACAGATCCCCGTCCTGAATCGTCCGGGCGCCGGCCGAGGGGTAGACGTCAAAGAAGTCAATGCGGTCGTACTCCTTGACGACCTTCTCCGTAACCGTAATCCGCGACATCATTGAGCCTTGGATGGGCTCCCAGGCGAGAACGGAACGCCGGCGATAGATCGGACCTTCCATGAAGGCGGTGGGGTATGTGGAGAAATCCTCAATGAATTCCGACAGGGCTTCATACCATTTGCCCTCGACGAGTTCGTCGTCTACGCTGTCCTCTATGGCGTCGGCGTCCTTTTTGGCCTGCGCTCTTACCTGCTTCAGCAGCTCGTCCTTGAACTGCTCAGCTGCCTGCCGGAAGTCGTCCTCGGTGATCATGTCGGCCATGACCTGTGTCGGGTCCATTCCGGCCTGGACGGCGACGCGGGCCATGTAGTCCTGGACGAAGGCCTGCTGCGCCTTCTGGACCAGCTGCGGGGGGATGTCGGGAATCGGGGTAGGCTCGATGCTGTAGGGCTTCTCTCCCGCCGGCAGCATGATGTCCTTGAGCCAGCTTTCCAGGGCCCGGCACTTGACGTCGGTGAGCATCATGTAGATGTTCGTGCCGTTGCTCTGCTTGATGAGTTGCTGGACGTCGGCCTCGTAGATGCCCTCGCGCTGTCTCAGGCACATGAGGCCGCGCTGCATGACCGTGGACTTGGCGTTGACGGCAGGAGTGAAGGCGCTCCTGATATGGGATGCCATGGCGGAGATGACGGGCCGGTTCTGGCGTGCTTCGAAAGCCCGCTGGGCCTCGGTCTCCTTCTGCTTCTCGATGTCCTCGTTGGTGAGGCGTCGGATCAGCGGACGCTCGGAATAGGTTTTCCCGGTCGCCACGATGGGTTGCGCCTGCTCGGTTCCTCGAGGTATGAGGCCTTGGGTTGGCATCAGTTGTCCCTCACCATGCGAAGCTCACCTTCTTTGCCGGCTTCACCGCGAACGGGAGCGCCTGCGCCTGGATCGGCGCGAAGGTCAGGCAGAGCGCGTCCGCCTTGTTCGGCGAGCGCTTGATGAGTTCCTTGAAGGTGTCCTTGTCCATGACCCGGATAAACTTCTTGTCGATCTCGTAGCTCGCCGTATGGAGCTCCTCGAGAAGTTCCTCGTCCGGCGGCAGCATCGAACCCGTGTCCGTCCGCAGCCACTCCCTGCAGGCCCACCAGAGCTGATCGCGCAGGATCTTGAACTCGCCGATTTCCGTCGTTTCCGTGGGTTTCTCTTGGACCTTGACGCCGTGGGCGTTGCAGCGAAGCCGTCTCATGTGGGGTGCCACGCCGGCACCGACCCCGTTGGCATCGACGGCCACGGCCCGAAGAAGGCGCTGGTGATACAGCAGGGAGCCTTTGTCGCCCGTCTCGATGACGTCCACGCCTCCCCATCCTGTTTCGGTCGACGGCCTCTCGACGTACCCGCCATAGCGGAAAACGGCCTGGGAGAGGTCGTCGCCGAATTCCCCGATGTCGAAGCCCATGATTCCCGAGACGTCCTTGGGAGGGACCTCGCCGAATTTCGAGACGTAGAGATCCCAGCGGGACCTTGCGGCCGCGGTCCACTCT